TTGATGTAATCACTCACTGTATCGCATAGGTATTGTCTTGACTCTGTGACATTGTACCAAACTGATTCATAATTTTGGGCAGCCTGTATTTTGACTGTGCCAGTGTAGCCCACCAAGTCATATTTGACTGTGGTCAGGCTTGAGCCGTTTGTGGGCATGAAACTGCTGTAGAATTCAGTTGCTTGAATAGCATTGATTGGTTGTGGTGTCAGTGCCCAGTCTGGCCATTGTGTTGGTCCCACTCCAAAGTAATTGTTCTTGCCGTACATGTCGGGCACTGTGCATTCTGCAGCCGGTATGTGTTGTGGAAATACCGAATCCACAATGTTGCAGTCCGCTCGTGCTTGGCTGTTGGCATCTGTATACGCGGCTTGCACATAGTTGCCGGCTGTGCGTTGTATGCTGTAACTGGCAGGCTGTGCTTGGATGTTGATTGTGTCAGTATTATCAAGCACAACTTTGACTCTGCCTAGTGCAGAACTTAGGATTTCCATGGGCTTGGTAACCAAAAGTTCGTCGCCGGCTTGATTTACCACACGGAAAACAAAACTAGATCCTGCAATATTCACAGGCTTCTGATCTTGATTGATAAATTCAAAGAGTAGAACATTGTCCACTCCCTTGTTGATTGTTAGTTGTTTTGCGTACACTGGGTCGTACCTCGCTGTAAAGTAACCGCCACTGGTGTCTATCAAAAGTACCCGGACGATTTGTTGGTATAAGTAAACGGTGGTTGAATACATAGGATCCTCAGTAAGTATTTATGGGTAATAATATCTTTGAAAAATTGACAGAAAAGTATCCCTTTATAACGTTGTGCGTTTATGCCAATGCGGAATATGTGGGTGTGGTACAAAATAGAGACGATATTGTTACAACTATCTACGACTTTGGAGCTGTTACTGATCAACAAACCAAACTGCTGTTTTTAGAACTAGCAAGCACTTGGTGGTGGGAGAGCAATCGATCAATCCCAATAAACATATTTCTACGTAATGATTGGGAACAGTTCCGCTATACTTTACGTACTTTTGTCAATAAAGATCTAGAAATTTTGCATGGTCCTGCTTGTAGTTTGCTGGACATAATACGCAAGAAGTCAAAACGCAAGTCAATTACACTTGTGCGTCGACTTGATTGAGCAAATTCATGTGTAAAGATACCAAGGCCGCATAACTGATTGCATGAGCCTTTTTGAATGTGTAGCCCCGAGATTCGTCCCCATCCCATACACTCTCAAATACTTCTGTCCAAGTGTGTGTTTGTAAATGTGCCTTGCCCGGACGAATAATAGATATAAACGCTGCCATCCTGGGTATTGAGTCTGGCTTCATTACACGTAGCAAATCTGTATAATTGCCCACGTGTACCAGTTGACTTGCCCAAGTATGATCTGTCCATAATCGTTCCCAAGGTGTGGCTGCAGTGATCATTGCTTCATAGTGTGCAGGATCACGGATCAACTGATACACACTCATGTTTAAAAAGTCCAATTTAAAATATCCACGTTGCTCTGCTTCTTCGTAATCTATTGCGGCACACTGATTGACGGGATCCGCAGGAATGTCTGTTACATAGATACCCGAGTTGTGTTTACGTCCATTGCTTTGTCGTGCAGGAACATGCTGAATCAATTTCAACACAGCTTCTCTGTTGGCAAAGTCAATGTCAATATCTGCGCTCATTACCATCCTGCCTTGTTCAATATATCTTTCACGTACTCTTGATCTGCTGGGTAGTTTGTGAATTTCTTTTGCCAAGCGTCACTATCAATATAGGGCCACACCATGGCCACTTGTTCGTTTGACAGTTCGCTTAGGAACTTTTGTCCTGACTCCGAATTGTAAATCACCCAGGGACTTATGCGTCCGGCTGTGACAGCATAACATAGACTATTGGTATTGCCATATCGCATCCAGTCATGTGAGGGATTAGTTGTCTCTTCCGCCCAACGCATACTGTGTTCTATTGCTCGTGCTAGTGCGTCGTCTACTGCCTCCACACGCAGGTATTCTACAAGATACTCTGTATAAACTTTGTCACTGCACCAATGATCAATTTTCTTTTGTGCTTTCAGCAACCAGGCCATAAAACGTGGGGGTGCAATTACATTGGAGTTTACACAATAGTTTCCAAACTTCACAAACGCTCTGTAGTACGGTGAATCACAGAAGTCGTCGTGTGTTTTGTTCCGGGCCGAGCCTTGCATGGTTTCGTAGAACTTGATGTATGCTTGAAAACCCATACGCACACCTGCTTCATCCCGGGCCAGGCGTCTACGTTTGGGCTCACAAGAATGCACCAACATGGATGTTTCTTTAATAAAAGTTTTCTTGCAATACTCACACGTGAAAGTCATTTTTTCTCAATACCAGCAGATTTGTTGTAGGCGTCTATTTCTTTTTGCGTTGTGATCTGTGCCATGACATCTATTTCATCATCTTTATAGGTGGGATACATGGCCATCAGGGCCTTGCGTTTGGCACTGAGTCCTGCTTCTTTCTTTCGCGGAGCAATCCAGGGATGGCGTGGTGTACCTAGTCCGGGACTTACACTTGTGGCCATGAGCCATTGTAATTTAGGATGCTTGCCCACGTTGAAAAAATGTTTGTTCAATCTCTCGTTTGTAGAAATAACATAAAATTCTTGTAGCTCGCGGCTACCTTCTACTGCTGATCCCCAACGTATCATTAAATAGTTACTAAACTTCTTGCGTTCTTCTGTGGTAAGTTCATCATAGAATGTTCTAACCTTACGGTCAAACATTCTCATTTCGTTGGCAATGTTTAATTTGTCACTCATCAGTCTTGCTCAGTTTATAGATCATTATAACACGATCCAGTGCGTCTTGTAAAGTGGGATTGTTTGGAGCCGCACGTCGAATCTCATGCCACATCTTGTTTTCTTGTATATGGTCACGTAGTGGTCTACCATCTGTTGTTCTTGAATCGTAGTTGACTTTGTGACCGGTTATGGGATCATGATCGTAGCCTATTAGGACACGATCGGCAGGATCGGCACCTGACTCTCGAGCATACACTTCATTACCCACACGCTCATAGATATATGTTGCATCTGGTTTGAGTTGCCCCATTACCAGGCCTTGTTATAATCCACAATTTCGCAATTGCGGCTAACGTCTTTTACAAAGTACACACAGTCAGGTTCTGCATCATCATTCAAGGGCACGGCCAGCATTTGACCGTTCTTGAGTTTGGGGGCATACCAGTTCACTTCATGATACACATCCAAGATTTCAATGTCGGGGAAACTGGGTCTGTAACTGCTTAATGGATTGAATTGGAACACCTTGAAACCTCTATCATTGATACTGGTCAAGGGCAATACTTCTAGATCACCCACGTCAGGTTCACCAATCAAGATCTGCCAATCCATGGGCATTTTGAGAGTTTGTGTTCCTATACGCAACACCAGAGCCGGTGCATTAAAACTCTCTAAAAAGATTAACGGAATAAAATGATAATCTGGATCTGTTGGGTTTGAATTATCCAAGATTGCAAAACGCATGTCATCAACTTCTTCAGGCAGTTGATTTAGGTCATAGTAGATGTTGTCTAGTGTTAGTATTCTCATATGTGTATAATACAGTATAGCAGGTCAAATGTCAAGTGTTTTCTAAGTTCATAAGGTTGTACAAGTTAGGCAAATAGTCTTTCCAATCTTGTCCGTGATAGGCTTTGGTATGTTCCATAAAAAGCAAAAAGTTTGATCGAGCAATAGGATTGTGTTGATAGCTAGTCAACGCAGATGTAATGTAATCTGCCTTGGTACCGGCGAGTCGTTTTGTAATTTCTTGTTTTTCAAAATTGTTTAGCACACTATATGTAAGATGTACTGGAGTAGTTACATGTGTAGTCAATCCACAAGGTGGAATATCCATTGACTCTAACCAATCTAGTGTTACGGGTGTTTCTAGTATATTTAGAATGCTATTTGTTAAATGAAAGTAAATGGTGTTCTTAAATATTTCAGTTGATTTGTAAAATTCTATATTTTTTACTACTTTGTTCCAAATAGTGCCGGTTCGTATAAATTCTGCGCTGTTACCAATTGAATCAATACTTACAGTCAAGTGAACACGTCTGAATTTAGTTAACAATTGATACTTAACCAAGTCTAACGGAACTGTACAATTTGTAGTAATTGATACATCACAATCACCATTGGTCTCGGTCAATAACTTGTTTAACAGTGTAGTAAACTCTGGATTATACAATGGTTCGCCGCCAACAAAATTTATGTACTTAACAGACGACCAATTGTCATTGTAATTAAGAGATGGCGGCCGATTAATTTTTATTGGGATGCTAAATTTGTCACGCGGTGTTATAGAAAGATCAGTGGGCATTTCTATATCTTCTTTAACCCAACTGCTACTAAGAAAAGGATTACAAGAACGACATTGAAGATTACAAAGATATCCAGGTGTTAATTGCAAATTAATTAAGCCACTATTTTTAGTATAATCCGAGAATGTATATCTTTGTAATGAATGTTGTCTTTTTGACTGTGCTTGTGCATCTTGCAAGTCTTCTATAACACGACACTGCTCGCATGCACTATGCCATATACCTGCATCCATGCTTTTTTTTAGCTTGATAAATTTTGTCTTGGTATGTAAATTAGCAAAGTTATCAGAACGCGGATGCGGACTGGTCATTTGACAACACGCAGATGAAGTTGCATTGTCATATCCGTGATCAAGAAAAAAACATTTAAGAGATGCCATTTATTTCCATTCTAGCTTTTCCTGAGAGAAAGGATAGTTGGCTTCCTTATAAAACTGTTTGCGTTTGGTCAGGTGTCGCTTGGCAAACTTGCAGGTGCTGGTAATATCCCAAATTTGCACATGATCTTTATCCTCTGCTTTTCGGATTCCTCGACCAATACTCTGGATAACCCTAACAAAACTCTTGCCAGGCTCAATGAGCACCAAGTTAAAGATTCGCGGAATGTTAATTCCAACCGCTGCCACACCGTAAGTGGCCACAATGATTTTGTCTGTTGAGTCTGCAACTTCGTCATATTCATCTTGTCTATGCTTTGCTTTGGTTGCTCCTGATACAAACACGGCACGATCGCCCAGACGTTCTACCAAGGCATGTCCTGCGGCTACTCTATCCACAAGCACTAGGGTGTTGCCTGTTTCATTTACCCGGCGTATAAGGTCGGCCATGGTGTCCAACCGACCCGACTCCTCCAAGAGATATTTAAGTTCACTTTGATACTCTTTGTACTCCACATGATCCACCAGTTGCACAATGTTCACATGACAATTGGCCAATACACCTTGCTGTTGTAATTCGCTGGCACTCAAGCGTCCAATCACTGGACCAAGCCCTACTAGTAATGCCTGGCTCTCAAATTTCTCTTTGGGTATAGTTCCTGTCAAACCCCAACGAATTGGCACTCTAGCCATTACACCTGTTAACAAGGTTTTGAGTGCATCTGCCTTGGCCATGTGTACTTCGTCTACAATAACGCATACCACACCTTCCAGGAACTCGCCAATGGTTACTTCGCCTGTGCCTGCCTTGGTGTTCTTTAACAGTATGTTTAGACTTTGCCAAGT